TACGGCTACGTACGAGTGGCCCGGTCTGTATAAACCGTTTGACCACCAAAAAGATACGGCGTCCTTTCTAACCCTGCATCGTAGAGCGTATTGTTTTAACGAACAAGGTACAGGCAAAACAGGTAGCGTAATTTGGGCTGCGGATTATTTAATGAACATCGGTGTTATTAAACGTGTTCTTGTTCTATGCCCGCTATCCATTATGCAATCTGCTTGGCAAGATGATTTGTTTAAGTTTGCTATGCACCGCACCTGCTCAATAGCACACAGTTACTCAAGAGAGAAAAGGATCCAAGCCGTTAATAGCGGATCTGATTTTGTTATCTGTAACTTTGATGGGCTCAATATCATAAAAGAAGCCGTAGAGAGGGGAGGGTTTGACCTAATTGTGGTAGACGAAGCAAATGCGTATAAAACAGTATCAACTACAAGATGGAAGATATTGAACTCTATTGTTAAACCTAACACATGGCTATGGATGCTAACAGGTACCCCCGCATCCCAATCCCCCACAGACGCATACGGATTAGCAAAGCTAGTAAACCCTAGCGGAGTCCCGCGTTTCTTTGGTTCGTTCCGAGATACTGTAATGCACAAGATTACACAGTTTAAGTGGGTTCCAAAACCAAACTCAGAAAAGATAGTTCACGATATATTGCAACCCGCAATACGGTTTACAAAAGAAGAATGTCTAGACTTACCTGAAATGACGTATGTAACTAGAGAAGTTCCGTTAACGCCACAGCAGACAAAGTATTACGAAATCATTCGTAAAAACATGATTGCACTTGCCGCCGGAGAACAAATCACAACAGTTAACGCCGCCGCCAATTTAAATAAGTTGTTGCAGTTATCGTGCGGTGCAGTATATTCCGACACTGGCGAAATTGTAGAGTTTGATGCTTCTACACGGATTGGCGCACTCAAAGAAGTTGTTGAAGAAGCTAGCCATAAAGTTTTGGTATTTGTAGCATATCGCCATGCTATTGAGATTGTCACTGAAGAACTACGCAAAGCAGGTGTGTCTTGCGAAATCATATCTGGAGACGTAAATCTCGGAAACAGAACAGAAATTTTTAAAAACTTTCAGACAAAAGATAACCCTAAAGTTCTTGTAATACAGCCACAAGCTGCGGCGCATGGAGTTACGTTAACTGAAGCAAACGTAGTGGTATGGTTTTCCCCTATTACGTCTGTAGAAACGTACCTACAAGCCAACGCCCGAGTGCATAGAGCAGGGCAACGTAATCCTTCAACAGTTGTGCATCTACAAGGCTCGCCAGTTGAAAAGAGAATGTACAAGATGTTGCAATCTAAGATAGATATTCACACACAGATGATTGACCTATATAAAAATATTTTGGAGGAGGGTACTTGACAAAGTCAAATATTGGTATTAAATTATAGATATAACGATATGGAGAAGAGTATGGAAAATATTACTGCTGATAAGCTAGTGAAGACGTATATCAAAATTCGTGATAAACGTGCTGAAATTAAAAAGCAAGACGATGATCTTGAAGAGCAACAAAAAATAATCGAAGGCGAACTGTTAGAAATATGCAAAGCAACAGGCGCAGAAAGTTTGCGCACTGAGTTTGGCACAGTGTCCCGCAAGATTAGTAAAAGATATTGGACGAGCGATTGGAGTTCGTTCTATGATTTTCTTAAGAAGCACGACGCAGTTGATCTATTAGAAAAGCGTATAGCTCAATCAACGATGTCTGCATTCCTTGAGGAAAACCCCGAGTTATTACCCCCGGGGCTACAAGTTGACCGTCAGTTCACTGCGGTTATTCGTCGTAAATAAATGGAGAAGATAATGAGCAAAGAACTTGCTATGTTAGATGGAGGGTTGCCCGCACACCTTAAGATTGCGGAACTTGACGATACCACTAAAGCTTTGATGGGCGATACTGGCGGTGGAAGCAAGCGTATTTCTATTGAGGGCGGTGTATGGCGCTTATTAATTAACGGCAAAGAAGTTGCCATTAAAGAAGAGCGTTCACTAAACGTTATTATTGTTGCGGCATCCTCAAAGGTATCTCGCACATACTACGCCGGTGTTTATAAGAAAGGTCAGTCAGGACCTCCTGATTGTTGGTCTCCTAACGGCGACTTCCCTGACAATAGCATCGCCGAGCCACAAGCAAAAAGTTGTGCTACTTGCCCACAAAATATCAAAGGTTCAGGACAAGGCGAAAGCCGTGCTTGCCGATACAGCCAACGTATTGCAGTTGTGCTAGATAACGATATTGGTGGCGACGTGTTCCAATTAACTCTGCCCGCTACGTCTATCTTTGGCGAAGGCGAAGCAGGTAAATGGCCTCTGCAAATGTACGCAAAGATGATTGGTGCTAAGAGCGTTCCAATTACTGCGGTTGTAACTGAGATGCGATTTGATACTGCATCCTCTACACCTAAGATTACATTCAAGCCAGTACGTTTCTTAGAGTCTAACGAGATTGCTGTAGCAATCGAGCAAGGCAAGAGCGAGTCAGCTATGCGTGCAATTACTATGGTTGTACCTAAACCAAAAGGCGATAACGCACTCAAGCTAGAGGCACCTGCCCCTGCACCAAAACCTGAGCCTGTAAAGGCGGTGGTTGAGGAAGAGGAAGACGAGCCAGTTAAACGTACGACCAAGAAGGAAGAACCTGCGCCTAAGAAAGATATTAGCAAAGTTCTTTCTGAGTGGGACGACGAATAGGAGTCATCATGAAAGGCTATTCAAGTACGTTTATTAACGAAGTGAATGCCTCAGATCGGTCAAAGTTAGGGGTACTGTTCGGAATTGCTTGTATTAGAAAGGATATTCCTGTTTCTGATGTAGCAACATTTTTCGACGTATCCCGCATGACTGTCTATTCTTGGTTTCGTGGTAAAACTAATGTCCCACAGAAACATCAGGAAAAGATGCAGAAGCTTGTTAGTAAGTTAAGTTAGTTGTATGGGGGGCTAGGGTAGCACCCGAAGAGAGTGTATCGCCGTCCACTCCTGCCCATCCTTTTTACGACGGTCAAAGGCGACTATGTTAACGAATATATTTTTACAACAGGTTCTTCCCCCCACAGGACAATACTGTGTGGTTGGGTTAAAAGAAGGTAAAGCAAGACAGAAATTAGTTGGGTCGATAGAAGAGTTAGAAAGATTGGGTAATGGATTAGCTAAAGATGGCTTTGATACATACTTTGCCCTTGCTTCATATGCAGACCCAAAGGGGGGTAGGGTTAACGCTAATGCCGTGTCCCTCAAAGCGTTTTTTATAGATATAGATTGTGGTACGGGTAAACCCTATGCCACGCAAGAAGATGGTTTAAAAGCCCTCAAAACATTCATCAAGACTGTTGGGCTACCCAAGCCTACGATTGTTAATTCGGGGCGTGGATTGCATGTTTATTGGGCGCTGGAAGAGGCTATGCCCAAGGAACAATGGAAGCCCTATGCCGAGGCATTCAAGCTTCTCTGCGACATCTACAACCTCAAAGCTGACCCTGTGGTTACGGCAGACGTTGCCCGCATCCTGCGGATTCCCAATACGCTTAACTACAAGGACATCAATAATCCAACAGATGTAGAAATCATACTTACAGGCTCCCTGGTGGCTAACGCTGTATTCAAAGATCTTTTAAAAGTCTCTGATACAGAACCAACAGAAGAGGCAGACATATTTGCCGGTATAAAAGGCAAGCCATTTATACCTAGAGAGATGGACGCTCTAACTATGGCGCTGATGGGTAACAGTCAGTCTAGGTTTAAGACCATACTGCTCAAAAGCCTAGAAGGTGAAGGATGTCCACAGATAGTTAATATCTATGAAAACCAAGAGTCGATAGAAGAACCCTTATGGAGAGCAGGACTTAGTATTGCTAACGCTTGCGTGGACAACGAGAAAGCTATCCACATTATTTCTAAAAGACATCCCGACTATTCGGTACAGGCTACTGAGCGCAAAGCAAACGACACAAAAGGTCCTTATACCTGCGCTACGTTTAAGAAGATTAATCCTAAACTTTGCCAAGGATGCCCGCACAGTATTTCATCTCCAATCCAACTTGGTAAGGAGATTGCTGAGGCAGAGGAAGAAAGCGTTGTCGTTGAGAAAGAAAAGGCAACAAACGAACTCAAGGAATACACAATCCCAAAGTATCCATACCCCTTCTTCAGAGGCAAGGTTGGAGGGGTATACGTACGCAGTAAAAATCCTGAGACAGATGAAGACGAAGATACGCTTGTTTACGCATATGACTTCTACGTAGTCAAGCGCATGCACGACCCCGATAAGGGCGAGTGTATTTTATTAAGATTACACCTACCAAAAGACGGCGTACGAGAGTTCATCATGCCACTCACTGCGGTGCTATCTAAAGATAGGTTTAGAGATGCTATTGCCGAGAAGGGCGTAGCGGTTTTAGGAAAGAGACAGGAAACATTGATGGCTTACATAACTAGATGGGTAGAAGAACTACAAGCTAGTTCAGAAGCAGAACTAGCACGCAAACAATTTGGGTGGTTGCCCGACGATAGCGGGTTCATCCTTGGCGATAAAGAAATTACTGCCACGGAAATTAAATACAGCCCGCCTACGGCTACCACATTAGAACTTGTACCGATGTTTAGACAGAAGGGCGACTTCCACATATGGAAGGATGTAGTTAATGCTTATTCTCGAGACCACATGGAAGCTAAAGCATTTGCGTTCTTCATGGGATTTGGCAACATATTGCTTAAGTTTACTAACTTAGAAGGGTATTTATTAAGCCTTAAATCCCAAGGCTCAGGCTCAGGTAAGACTACTATCCTGCACGCTATTGGTAGTATCTATGGACACCCCAAAGACTCATTGATGCGGGTCAAAGATACCTATAACCAAAAGCTTCAGCGTATTGGCACGTTCCAAAACCTACCAATCTTGTTTGACGAAATGACCAACATGCCCGCAGACCAAAAGTCAAACTTAACGTACGACATTACTGAAGGTCGAGCCAAGAACCGCATGCGCTCACAAGAAAACGCAGAGCGTATTAACCATACAAAGTGGGCAACAGGATTAATTACAACGTCTAATCGATCATTGCGGGATGACTTGCTATCTATCAAGGCATTCCCTGAAGGCGAACTCATGAGGATTATGGAGTTACATATCTTTAATGATCCTAACGATGATCCTGAATGGTCTCGCAAACACTTTAACCGGCTGTACGAGAACTATGGGCATGCTGTATTCCCATATATCCAATACATCGTAAACCACTTACCGGAAGTAATTACCTTTATTGGCACAATGCAGTCCAAGATAGAGCAAGCGGCGGAGATTAAATCCCACGAGCGCTACTGGTCAGCTATGTCCACGATTGCTATCGTTGGTGGTATTATTTCCAAGAACCTTGGCCTACATAATATTGACCACAAGCCTGTTCTTAAGTACATC